ACGTAATGGTGGGGGTTAAATCCTCTGAAACCATTAATATAATGGATACAGATGCAATCTTCCAAGCAGGGGGCTCATGTGGTTTTAACGCTTCTGGTTCAACTTCTTACACACAAAGAACTGTAACAGTTGGTAAAATCAAAATCAATGAAGCAATGTGTCCAAAAGATTTGGAAGCTAAGTACCTTCAGAAGGCTTTGCCTACTGGTTCTATGTACGATTCAATTCCTTTTGAGCAAGAGTTTACTGAAAAGAAAGCTAAGAGAATAGCTGCTCAACTTGAAACTTCTTTGTGGCAAGGTGATACAGCTAGCGTAAACGTAAACTTAAATAAGTTTGACGGATTGGTTAAGTTGGTAGGTGCTGCTGCTGGAGTTGTAGATTCTAACGTATCTGCTTTCATCTCTGGTGCTCCTTTGGCTTCAATCACTTCTGCTAACGTAGTATCTATTTTTGATGGTGTTTACAAAGCAATTCCTGCAACTATTGTAAGTGCAGATGATGTGGTTATTGTTTGTGGTATGGATACTTTCCGTACTTACACTATCGCATTAAAAAACTCTAACCTTTTCCATTATTCAATTGATGTAAAAGCAGATAACGAGTTTGTCCTGCCAGGTACTACAATTAAGGTTGTTGCTCTACAAGGTTTGAACGGAACTAACAAAGTTTACTCTATGAGATTGTCTAACTTGTTCTTGGGTACAGACCTTTTGAACGAAGAAGAAAAATTTGAACTGTTTTGGGCAAAAGAATCTGACCAAATTAGATTTGTAGCAGAGTTCAAGATGGGTGTAAACTTTGCCTTCCCAGACGAGATTGTTAAGTTCGCATTCTAAATAATATAGGGGGTGAAATATCCCCTACTTTTTTAAAATTTTAAATTAAAAATCATGCCATGTGCACTAACACAAGGTTACGTTTTAGACTGTAAAGATTCTCTCGGTGGAATGACCGAAGTATTGTTTATAGCTAAGGCAGATGTAACTGCAACTACGGAGGCTTCTGGAGTTATTACGGCTATCACAAAGGCAGCAGGTAAGCGTTTTTATAGTTATGCACTTGTAAAAGAAACTGCAAACTTTGTAGAAAATATTAATGCTTCTGTTGAAAACGGAACTGTATTTTATCAGCAAGAGTTAACCATTGTTTTAAATAAACTACAAGCTAACACTCGTAACGAAATTTTGTTACTTGCTCAAAGTCTTTTAGTAGCAATCGCAAAAGATAACAATGGTAGCTATTGGTACTTAGGAAAAGTTAATGGTCTAGATATTACCGCAGGTAATTCTGGTACAGGAACTGCAATAGGAGATAGAAGCGGATACACTTTGACCTTTACAGGCAAAGAGGCTGCTCTTGCCCCAGCAGTAAGTTCTGGCATTATAGCTGCTCTCTTAACAGTCTAATCAGTTGGTTTAGTATAATTACCCCTTGCAAGTGCAGGGGGTTTTTTTGTTAAATACCTTTCCTTTTAGCATTTATAATAGAATGATACAATTAACTAAAGGAGCAACAGATTTTATCTACCTAACCTTAACGGAAAAGGAAACTATGCCTACTCCTAATTATCTATTCGTATTTAAGAATAGAAGTACAAATAACGAAGTAAAGTTTGTGCTACTTTACGCTGCGGATTTATCACTATACAAAGAAAGATATAATAAGTTTAGCATAAAAGTAGATAAGTATTTTTCTAGTAAACCTAGAGGGCAGTATAGTTATTCTGTTTACCAACAAACTAGCACTTCAAATACCGATATAACAGGACTAACAGAATTAGAGAGTGGTGTAATGTTGCTGAATGAAACAGAAAATGTTTATACTGAATATCAAACTAATGATACATTTAAAGTAAGACAATGACAACAGGAGATAATTTTTTTGTAGTACAATTTGCAGAGGCAAAGCAACCCGAATATAAGGAGAAGAAGAAAGAGGGTTACATGGAGTATGGGGATAGAAACGACTATCCTTTATATTTAGTAGAGTTATTTAACAAGTCTGCTAAGCATAACGCTATTGTAAGAAATAAAGTACACTATATCTGTGGCAATGGATGGACAGGTAACGAGCAGTTTATAGAGAAGCCTAATAGGTCTGAGAATCTTAACGACTTGACTAGGAAAATATCTATGGACTTAGAGTTATTTGGTGGGGCTTATATAGAAGTTATTTGGGGTTTAAACCAAGTAGCGGAAATGTGGCATATTGACTATACTAAAATCAGAACTAATAAAGATAATACTCAATTCTGGTACAAAGATTCTTGGAAAGATTATAAAGAAAAAATAGAGTTTATCTATCCTGCTTTTAACCCAAAGGTTCAAGAAGGCAAACAGATTATATACCTAAAAGAATATAGACCCAATATAGGGGTTTATTCTTTGCCTGTATACTTTGGTGCTCTTAACTACATTGAGAGTGATATAGAGGTTTCTAAACACGTTCTAGGCAATGCTAAGACAGGGTTTAGTGCAAGTAAGTTAATTACCCTTCCAGATGGTACACCTTCAAGAGAGGAGCAAAACGAGATACACAAGAAGTTTAAGAATACCTATACAGGCTCGGATGGTGTAAAGTATATGTTGTCTTTTGTAAACGATGCTTCTAGGAAACCTATTGTAGATGACTTAGGACAATCGGATTTAACTAAAGAGGATTTTGGTAGAGTTGATGAGTTGATACAGACTAACATATTTTCTGGACATCAAGTTACTACTCCTAGCATATTTGGAATTGCAGTGGCTGGAAGTCTCGGTACCCGAACTGAAATGAGGGATGGCTACGAGATATTTAAGAATACTTACGTTAATGGTAAGCAGCAGTTTTTAGAATCCTTTATGAACACTATGGCAGGTTATTTTGGTTATAGTGAGGAAATGAGAATTATACCTAGTGAGCCTATTGGAATTGAATTTAGTGAAGCTACTATAAAAGAACTAGCACCTAAAGAGTGGATACTTGAAAAGATAGGTATTGACATGAGCAAGTATGCTCCTGTTACTCCAGAGTTAGCACCTGTTGAACTAGCAGATACTTACTCTTTGTTCTTTGAGTTCGGAGAGGATAAGTCAGAGTTTGAAGTATGGAAGCAGAAAAGTTACTTTGAGGATATGGAACTATTCGCAGATGTAACACAATTACAATCGGATGTACTTGACTTGATAAGCAAAGACAAAAGAATAACACCAGAGGTAATTGCAGACACTTTAAAGGAAGATATAGGAGTTATTAAGCGAATCATAACTGCACTAGAAAAGAGAGGCTTTATTAACTCTACTGAAACTACAATAGGCAAGGGTATAGATTCTAACATTCAGATAGAAAGACAATTAACAGAACCTTTAAGAGATATAGTAGAAAAGATTAAACCTAAAACTACTGAATTTCTTATTAGGTATTCTTATGAGTGGAAGCAAGGCTTTAGCAATAGTAATATATCTACTTCTAGGGAGTTCTGTAAATATCTTTTATCAGCTAACAAAATGTATTCAAGGTCAGAGATAGAACAGATGAGTGCAAGGCTAGGATATTCTGTTTGGGATAGGAGAGGTGGATGGTGGACACAACCAGACGGAGACCATTCTCCTTCATGTAGGCATCAATGGGTTTCAAATGTGGTAACACGCAAATAAAAAGAAATGAGTGCTAATATATTATTTATAAGTGTAGAAACAATTAAGGACAGAAGCGGTCTTCATAATAACGTAGACGAGAAACTAATTTTGCCAGAAATAAAAACCTGCCAAGATATGTACGTTCTCCCTGCTTTAGGAACTAGCCTTTATGAAAGATTACAGGATGGAGTTAATTGTGGGAATCTAAATTGTGATGAGAAGGCTTTGCTAGATAATTACATTGTAGACTGTTTAATTAATTATGTACTAAGCGAACTGCCACAAGGGTTAAGCTATCAGTTTTATAATAAAGGTTTAGTTAGGAAAAGTTCAGACAATACCGAACTACCTAGTATGCAGGACATGATAGACATAGCTAATAGATACAAAGCAAGAGCCGAGTTCTACAAGCAAAGACTAATTAAATACCTAAAGCAGAATCAAACTCTATACCCAGAGTATTTAAACTACGGGGCAGGATACGATGCTATTAAACCAGAGACCGATGGATACACCGCTTCTATATGGCTAGACGATGCTTACTGCTGCAAGGGAGATAAAATATTTAAAGACTTATATCAAGGAGACAATCCTAGTAAATGTTGTGATTAATGAGTAAAAAAGCTAACTTAAAAAACCAAGAGAAACTAAAAACATATCTAAGTAAAAATGACGCTGAACAACATAATCGCACAGATAACAGGCTACGGAACGAGCCACCCCCAAATAAGCACAGTTTACTTCGGGGACTTCGCAGACAAGCTAGATGATACAGACATTGTATATCCTGCAATGTTCTACGACTTGGAAAGTGGTAACTTTTTAGCCAAGCAATTATCTTTTACTTTTAGCATTTATTTGTTAGATAGGCACTTAGTTGAAACGGATGCACAAGAGGTTTTATCGGACATGAGTTTAGTAGCAGAGGACATAGTAGCGAGATTAAGAACCCCTAGCAATGAGTGGATTACAAGTGATACTATTAATATGCAATTTTTTAGAGAAGCAGAACCCGATTACTTAGCAGGGGTTAGGCTTGATGTATCAATAACGCTGCCGAGTATAAACAATAGATGCCAAATACCATGAGTACCGCAAATTTTAAACCTGCTCAACATGATATAGAACTTGTCAAAGGTAACTCTTGGCAGGAAACTTATGTTTTTACTTTAAATAGTGTAGCTATTAATTTATCTACTGCTACTGTTTTGGTTAGCATCTATCAAGGATGCTCTACTTCTGCTGCATTGTTAACTGCTACAAACGGAAACGGGATTACTATTTCTGGAGCAAGTAGCAATACAGTTACTATTAATAAAATAGTAGACTTAGCAGCAGGAAATTATATTTACGATATGAAGATTACCTTTGCTGATGGTACAATTAGAACGTATGTTTGGGGAGATTTAATTTTATATTTAAACATTAATCAACCATGAGTGTAGAGATAAGCATAACAGACCAGATAGTAGAGATTAATGAAACGAGTACACCTGTAGAAATTTATGTTGCAGCAGGTGCTATTATTTCTCCTGTATGGGGTGGAATTACGGGAACACTAAGCACCCAGACTGACTTACAAAACGCTTTAAACGCAAAGTACAATAACCCTACGGGAACAACATTACAATACCTTAGAGGCGATGGCACATTAGCTACCTTCCCAACCATTGGTACTGTTACGAGTGTAGGACTAACAAGTGCGACAAGTGGAGTTACGATTGGTTCATCTCCGATAACTACGAGTGGAAATATTACGCTTGCTATTTCAACGGCGAGCGGTTCGGTAAATGGGTTGCTTAGTTCTACGGATTGGACTACATTTAATAGTAAGGAAAATGTATTAACATTTACTACTCCACTATCAAGGGCAACAAATACCATAAGCATCCCACAAGCTACAACGTCTGTTAGTGGGTTTTTATCTTCAACCGATTGGACTACATTCAATAGTAAGCAAAACTTATTAACCAACCCCATAACGGGAACGGGTACAAGTGGGCAAGTCGCTTACTTTACGGGTGCGACAACTCAAGCTGGTTCATCTACTTTTTTGTGGAATGCTGCATCAAATTTATTAAGAGTAAATGGCGGTATTGGTATAAATAGGGATGCTTTTGGCGGCAGAGCATTAGATGTTACGGGTGGAGGAATTAGATTGACTGGCTCAACAAATGGTAGTTTTGAAATAAATGGTAGCAATGGTAGTTTTAATGTATCTACTGTTGGAGGTATAGCAGCGATAAATATAACTGATACAAATATTGCACAAATTTCAATGATTGGAAATTCGTATAATTACTCAATCCAATCAAATGCTTCAAGTTTTAAGATAAGGGATATAACCGCAAGTAATACAGATAGATTTGTAATTCATAGTACGGGCAACCTTGCAATCGGTTCTGCAACCGATAGCGGTCAACGCTTACAAGTAACGGGAAGTACATTATTGAATGGTGATGTTACATTCAGTTCTGCTACTGGAATGTTTTGGGATGCGACTAATAGTAGATTAGGGATTGGAACAACATTACCAACATTTGCATTGTCTATTATTAGAAATGAAAACACATCAAGCGGTTACGAAATTCAAAACAATTCAACGGGAACTTCTGCAAACGCAGGTTTTATAGTTAGAAACTCAACACATAGCGGACAAATATTTAAGATAGGAACGGGTTACACAACTTATAAAACACTTGTAGCAAATGACTTTGGAATTTATAATGCGGGTGCGGGTGATATATCTTTTTTAAACGATTTTGCAACTGGTAAAATAAAGTTTACAACGGGTACTTCTTCAGTTGCTCAAATGACACTCACCTCAAATGGTAGGTTGTTGTTAGGTTCAACAACAGAGGGAACA